CTAAATTGAAAGAAGCCAAGTGTTCCCATCCCGCATACGATTGCTGGATGTGAGAGCAAGTGGTCAGAGCCTCGGCGCACAGCGCCGAGTGTAGCGCAAGAAGCGCGAGTCCCTATCCCACTAAGTAACAAGTTTGAATTGTTGCGAGCTAAGCAAACGGATAAGACACCACGATTGATTCAAGGAGCTCAACCTGAGTTCATTTGTCTCGTTGGTCCTTGGATCATGGCTTTACAGGATCTTCTGAAGCGACGATGGAACACTGACAATTTCATTTGCTTCACGAGTGGCGTATCGGCTGAGAAGGCTGCAAACCATGTGACGACGGGAACGGGGCGCTGGCTTGAGGATGACCTCGGCAAGTTTGACTCATCGATCCGACGTCCATGGTGTGAGTTTGAGGTGTGGTTGTGCAAGAAAATGGGTGCACCCCGTGCTGTCCTTGATCTGATGACAGCAAACATCTCAACCCATGGTTCTACACACCATGGTTGGCGTTACAAGTGTGATGGCACTCGCAAGAGTGGTGATCCTTACACGTCGTTGATGAACTCCATCGTTAACGGTCTGTCACATCTGTATTTGTACTGCAAATGGACCAACAAAACGGTTGACCAAGCGCGTGATTCTTTGAGAATGCTCGTGCAGGGCGATGATAATTGCATGCGCCATGCTGAGATGACTAAGTTTCCGTGGCGTGAGGGAATGGCCGGTTTGGGTTTTGATAGCGAAGCAATATACCGCAATCACCCGAATGAAGTTGAGTTCTGCTCGTGCCGCCTGTACCTGGTGGAAGAGGGGTTTTGGGTCTTTGGACCCAAGCCAGGGAGAGTCCTGGCAAAGTTCGGGTATATTATCAACCCTCCCGCGAATGTGTCGCGCGAGTCAATGATGCGAGGAGTCGCGCTTGGCTTGAAGAAAGGGTGCTCGTACATTCCCCCTATTAATAGTGTGATTGAGAGGGTGCTACAGCTCACTGATGGCCATCAAGCCTGGTTTGAGCGTAAACAGTTTGCACCATTTGCCGAGGAGCCTCTCAAGCCTAAGGTCTACTACTCAGCCGGTGTGGATGTCATGTTGAATCTGGACATGAACTACGACTGGGACTATGGGAAACAAGCCCATTTTGATAAACGTGTTTCACAGTTGGAGTTAGGCGATTGCTTGGGGAGTTATTCCGAGCTATTGTTTGATCGTGACACGAGTGGACCTCAGACCATCTTTGGTGGTTGGGCGCCTCAACAGCGCCCAGAGCCGATCGGGGCTTAAGGGTAAGTAGGAGCCAAGCGGGCCGACCCGCTGGTGCGCCATAAGCAGTTTCAGCTGCTGAGCGAATTTT